GCAGGTATAGGTATAGGTGCTGGCTCAATAAGAGGAGCTGGAGCAAGAGTAGGAGATGGATCAGTAGTTCATACTGGTCTTATTCCATTCCTTAAATATTTTCAATCAGCTGTTAAGTCATGTTCACAAGGTGGTGTTCGTGGTGGTGCGGCAACGGTATATCTTCCAGTATGGCATTACGAGTTTGAAGACCTAGTAGTATTAAAGAATAATAAAGGTACTGAAGAGAATCGTGTAAGACATATGGATTATGCATTTCAGTTTAATAAACTAATGTACGAACGTTTGTTGACTGGTGGTAATATTACATTCTTTGATCCACACGATGTTCCTGGTTTATACGAAGCATTCTTTGCAGATCAAGAAAAGTTTAAAGAACTATACGAAAGATATGAAAGAGCTTATAGCATAAGAAAGAAAACAATGCCAGCTTTAGAAGTATTTCAAAAGATACTTACAGAAAGAAAAGATACTGGTAGAATTTATATAATGAATGTCGATCATGCGAATGAGCATGGTGCATTTGATGTAAAGAAAGCTCCTATTAGAATGAGTAACTTATGTTGCGAAATAGATCTACCCACTAAACCTTTAGAATCATATGATGATGAAAACGGAGAGATCTCTTTATGTACTTTATCAGCCATTAATTGGGGATTGATAGATGATACAAAAGACTTTGAAAAGTATTGTACACTAGCAGTAAGAGCATTAGATAACCTATTAGATTATCAAGAGTATCCAATCAAAGCAGCAGAAAGATCTACTATGAATCGTAGACCACTAGGCATAGGTATAATCAACCTAGCGTATTTCCTTGCTAAGAGAGGATTAAAGTATAATGAAGGAGCTCATGAGATCATTGATGAGTATGCAGAGGCATGGTCATATTACTTAATTAAAGCTTCTGCTGAATTAGCTGAAGAAAAAGGTGCATGTTTATTAAATAATGAGACAAAATATGCCAGTGGAGACCTTCCAAATGATACATATAAGAGTGCAGTAGATAATTTAGTAAAACGTAAATCTACATTACCATGGGACACGCTGAGAAGCTCTCTAGTAGAACATGGAATTAGAAACTCTACGTTAATGGCATTAATGCCAGCAGAAACATCTGCACAAATTTCTAATAGTACGAATGGTATAGAACCACCTCGTGCATTGGTTAGTTATAAACAGAGTAAAGATGGAGTGATGGCTCAGGTAGTTCCTGGTTATCATCATCTTAAGAATAAGTATGACCTATTGTGGGACCAAAAGTCTCCTGAAGGTTATATAAAGATCTGTGCTATACTTCAGAAATATATAGATCAGGGAATAAGTGTTAACACATCTTATAATCCTGAACACTTCGAGGATAACAAAGTTCCTATGTCTTTAATGATTAAAGATTTAGTAATGGCTTATCAATTTGGTTTAAAACAATTGTATTACTTTAATACTTATGATGGATCTGTCGATGTCAACGTTAAAGACGATCTACCAGAGTTAGAGCAAGCAAACATAGATGAAGAGGACTGCGATAGTTGTAAAATATGAGCATATTAAAAAAGAATAAAAAATCTCACTTAGATAAAATGATGTTTCTTGATGAACCGGTGGATGTGCAAAGATTTGATATCCTTAAGTACCCAGCACTAGACAAAATAACAGACAAACAATTAGGTTTCTTTTGGAGACCAGAAGAGGTAGATGTCAGTAGGGACAAAAAAGATTTTGACTTACTTACTGAACATGAACGCCACATCTTTACTTCAAATTTAAAAAGACAAATACTATTAGATAGCGTCCAAGGGAGGGCACCAAATCTTGCATTTTTACCAATCGCTTCTCTGCCCGAGGTGGAAAATTGGATCGAAACATGGTCATTCTCTGAAACTATCCACTCTAGATCTTATACACACATCATTAGGAATGTCTATGCTGATCCTTCCACTGTTTTTGACGGTATGCTCGACATAAAAGAAATCTTAGAATGTGGTAATGATATCGCAAAATACTATGATGACTTAATTGATTACAATAACTCAGCTTCAAACAAGATGGACCATAAACGTGCACTATGGATGTGTATGAATAGTGCTAATGCATTAGAAGGTATTAGGTTCTATGTTTCATTCGCATGTAGTTGGGCATTTGCTGAGCTTAAAAAGATGGAAGGTAATGCTAAAATCATTAAGTTTATTGCAAGGGATGAGAACGTCCACTTAGCTGCAACTACTACTATGTTAAAAAATATGGTAAAGGAAGATCCAGATTTCGCAAAGTTACAAAAAGAAATGCAACCTGAAGTAACTAAGTTATTCGTAAAAGTTATTGAGCAAGAAAAAGAATGGGCTAAGTTCTTATTTAAAGATGGTTCAATGATTGGCTTAAACGAAAAACTGTTATGTGATTATATTGAATGGATTGGTTGTAAACGAATGAGAGCCTTAGGGTTAACATGTCCGTATCATGTATCTAAACTAAATCCGTTGCCATGGACTGAAAAGTGGATTGGTGGAGGTAACGTTCAAGTTGCTCCTCAAGAAACAGAGATCAGTTCATATGTTGTAGGTGGAGTTAAACAAGACGTAGATGAAACGACCTTAGCAGGCCTTTCACTATAGTGGAAAAGAAAATACTACAGATCGTTAATCTATCTCCTAGTGAAGATTGGATAGAAAAAATAACATTAATACATCCAATGCGCCAGATATTCTGGGCATCTATATTACAAGTATGCGTATTCGGTGGAATGCTTACGGCGTTTTGGATGATTAACATAGGATTAAAATTATGATAGAAATATTTGGAAAAACACAGTGTCCTTACTGTGATAAAGCAAAAGCTTTATGCGAATCTAAAGGATATGAATATACCTATAAACAGTTAGATAAAGATTTTACTAAGAGAGAACTATTTCAAGAATTCCCTACGGCAAGAACGTTTCCACAGATTAGAATAGATGGTGAAGCTATAGGCGGTTACGATAACTTTAAAGATTGGAGCTCTGTTCCAAATGAATGAGATAACACATCACTGTGAATTCTGTTTCGAAATAACAAAAATAGTATTTACTGACTATCAACCCGAGAATGTATATTGTCCTTGTTGTGGAACCGCAGTTGAAGATATAGACGACCTAGATTTTGACTAATAAATAGATCTATGAATTGGTTATACGAAGGACTAGAATACGAACCTCCAGCAGATTTTTCTACTGATGATTACTATGCATTTGTATATCTAATTACCAATAGAGCAACTGCACAAAAGTATGTTGGAAAGAAATTCTTTTGGTCAAAGAAAACCCTACCCAAAACTAAAACTCGTAAGAGAAGAAAAATCACCTATGTTGAATCTGACTGGAGATCCTATTACGGTTCCAGTAGGATCTTAAACGAAGAAAGAGAAATTCAAGGTGATGATATCTATCACAGAGAAATCCTACATCTATGTAGAACCAAAGGTGAAGCCGCTTATATGGAAGCAAAAGAACAGTTTGCACGTGAAGTTCTATTGACTGATGACTATTATAACGGCATAATCAGCTGCAGAATCGGCGGACAAAGCGTAAAAAACTTAAAAAAGTAGTGTACATTTGCATCCAACTATGGTATAATATACTAATATATGGACAAAATAGACAACACATTTATAGAACGAAGGACTGCTCAAATACTAGCTGATACCTATGACGAGGATATGGAAGCTACTGATATGTTTGAACAATCCGTTGATCTAGGCCGATTCGCTATTGAGGTAGTCGAAGGTGCTTTAGAAGAATATGGTGTCAATTTTGACTATACAGAAAACCCTGAATTGAAAGGTGACATGTTTGTCATCTTAAACCTAATGGTTTCTACTCTACTAAGAGATGCTGGCATTAAGCACGTACTCCAAGAAGAGATGGAATTGTTGAAAGATAGAATTATGGAAATGGAGAAACATACTGATGATATTACTTGATTATAGCCAAATAGCGCTATCGAACATTATTGTACAAAAAGTCGATGATGAAAACATTATTAGACATATGATACTTAACAGTATTAGAATGTACAATAAAAGATACAGAAAAGAATATGGCCAAATGGTTATATGTGCCGATGGTATGAATACATGGCGTAAAGAATATTTCCCTCAATACAAAGCACATCGTAAGAAAGCTAGGTCTGAATCTACTATGGATTGGAATGAAATCTTTAGAGTATTGAATTTAGTAAGAGATGAGATTAAAGAGAATCTACCATATAAAGTTTTACACATGGAAGGATGCGAGGCTGATGATATCATTGGTGCATTAACATTAAACACTGAAGAGTTTGGTAATCATGAACCAGTAATGATTATATCATCTGATAAAGATTTTATTCAACTACAAAAGTTCAACCATGTTAAGCAGTTCTCTCCTATTCAAAAGAAAATGGTAGTAGATAAAACTCCTAGGAAATACTTATTTGAACACATATGCAGAGGAGATAAAGGTGATGGTATACCAAACATCTTATCATCTGATTCATGTTTAGTCGAAGGTATTAAGCAATCACCATTAAGACAAACCCTTATAGACACATGGATTGAAGATCCTAGCATAATGCCAGATGAAATTAAACGTAATTTTCAAAGGAATACTACACTGATTGATCTCACTAAGATTCCAGAAGATATATATAATACTATAGTAAATGAATTTAATGGGCAAAAAGTGCCGATGAAAATGAAAGTACTTAATTATCTTATTAAGAAAAGATGTAACAACTTGATTGAATCAGTGGAGGAATTTTACAATGGCTGAAAAAATGATATCCGAGATCTTAGCTAAAGCATGTAGCTTAAAGACTCAAAAAGAAAAGGTAGCATACCTTAAAAAAATGAATTCTCGTCCCTTAAGAAATATTCTTAAAGGAACCTTAGACGAGTCTATTCAGTTTATATTACCAAAAGGCGTACCGCCATACCAGAAAGATGATGCTCCTAAGGGGTATGAACCAAGCAATCTGCATAGGATGTCGCCACGATTTAAGTATTTTTTCAAAGGCGGCATTGGCGAACAAATGCCAGCAGGTCGCAGAGAAAAGATGTTTATAGATGTTTTAGAATCTTTACATCCAGACGAAGCAGAGCTGGTAATTGCTATGAAGGAGAAAAAACTTATGGGTAAATATAAAGGAATCACTACTAAGTTGGTTTCTGAAGTCTTTCCTAATCTCCTTGTGAAGCCGAAGGCTACAAGGGCTAAATCTACTAAAGTGAAACCGGTAGATGAGGAAAGTACAACTCAGGACTAAAGGAGGTGATCTTATCTAACTTCGTTATTAATTTTAACAGTAAGTTTAAGGAGGGTCAATCAGGCTAGAGAACACGAGAATGGGATATCGGCCGGTGTCCCATTTTTTTACATTTATATGTACGTATAAATGCATCAATCTTACACTTTTATGCACATATAAATGTAAATAAAGGTGTACATTCACATGAAACTGTGTTATAATATACTATTATGACAAGGATTATATTATGATACAAATACTACGAGAAATAACCGATTGGGGCGATCTAACTATTGCCAATGGCGACTATTATGTCAACAGCCATGGATATCTTATTGGATATATGCCACCCGGCAAAGCATGTAAAATGTTTAAAACTCCACTCAAAACGTTTTCTAAATCAAGACGCAAATTTAAACTCATAGGCGAATGGCCAGAAGAATTGCCGAAGGGTTATATAACTGTGACAGGTAGTAAGGGTAACACCTATACCATTTATAACAAGAAGTGCTCATGTCCAGGTTTTAAATTCAGAGGTTCTTGTAAACATTTAGACAAGGTAGCAGCATGAATATATTTATTCTAGATAATGATCCAGTGATAGCTGCTCAACTACAGTGTGATAAACATGTAGTCAAAATGATTGTTGAATCAGCTCAGATGTTATCAACTGTTCATCGAATGCTTGATGGTACTATGGAACGTAGGCCATCTAAGTCTGGTTCAATGATACAATATTGGAAACTTAACGACGATCGTGAAGATGTCTTATACAAAGCTTGTCATTTTAATCACCCTTCAACAGTATGGACTAGAGAATCTTGTCTTAACTATGAATGGCACTACAAGCATTTTATTGCTTTATGTGATGAGTATAAATATAGGTATGGAAAGATACATGCAACAGATACTAAACTGAGAGTAGCATTGAAAAGCATACCAAATAATATAACAATAACAGATATGACACCATTCAAATTAGCAATGGCATCATTCCCGGAATGTATAACTAAAGATCCAGTGGAATCTTACAGAGCATTCTATAAAACAAAGAGAGAAAGATTTAATATGGCGTGGACAAAACGAGAAGTACCGGAGTGGTTTAATGCCTAGATACGATTTTATACATTTGAAGTCTGGTGAAATTACTGAATATACTATGAGTTGGAAAGAACTCGATAAGTTTAAAGCAGATAATCCAGACCTACAACAACAAATTAGTGCACCCGTTATGAATACACGACAAGACGGCGACGTATTAAAAAAAGCAGGCGACGGTTGGAAGGAAGTCCAGCAAAGAATTCAAAGTGGAATGCCACCACGACTAAGAGGAAATATTAAAACAAAATGAAATTATTAAAAAACTATGTGTTAGTAGCTGAAGTTGCTAAAGAACAAACAACTGCCGGTGGTATTATATTATCGAATGATGCAGTATTAGACAAGAGCCATAAGCCAGGATTAGTTCTAGGTGTAGGTCCTGGTGTCGACATCAAGAGCATTAAACCTGGAGATAGAGTATATTTAGATTGGTCTAAATCAATGCCTATTAACCATGAAGGCCAAGGTGCTGTTATTGTAAATGACGATCATATCAAGGCTGTTATTACGGATGTTTAAACATGAACCAATTGATCTCGGATATAATGATCTCACTGCAGTTACTGCTAAGTCTGGTAGAACTTACCGTGACCCAGCCGGTAATAGTTATCCTTCTATTACTACTGTTCTCTCGATATTAAGTAGAGAAGCTATTCAGAAATGGAGAGCAAGAGTAGGCGAAGAGGAAGCTAATCGTATTAGTTCTAGAGCATCTGGTCGTGGAACGATAGTTCACAATCTATTGGAAAAATATGTGAATAATGACCCTGACTATCTTGAAGGCGAAATGCCACATAACATACAAACCTTTAAGGATATACAACCAACGTTAGATAAATGTTTAACGAAAGTATATGCACAAGAAGCTCCATTATATTCTAAACACTTAGGTGTTGCGGGTAGAGTTGATTGCGTAGGACAGTGGGAAGGTGTTGATGCTATCATAGATTATAAGACATCTAAGAAGCTAAAAAAGGTAGAATGGATTAGTGGTTACTTTATGCAATGCGCAGCTTATGCTGTTATGTGGGAAGAAAGAACTGGAATGCCAATCAAGAAATTGGTTGTTTGTATTGCAGGTGATGAAGGACCACAAGTATTTGTCGAAGATAGAGACAATTGGACTAAATCGCTTATAAATACTATTAACGAATATAAAAAAGAAAAACTTTTCGGGAGATAAAAATATGTCAAATTTTAGAGATGACATCTTAAAAGCGTTGGAACTTAAACTCAAGGGTGAGATTGCAACACATCAGGTTAACATTAAAATCTTATTAGGTTCACACGTCGGTGTGGCAGAACATCCTGATACGATTGCAAC